GCTGAATGGGTCTCGTTTTTCCAGCTCGATCCTAACACCTGGAACAACGTCGATAGCCGTAAATCCACCCCCGGCAACTTCGTTAACTGGACTCGATTGATCGGTGGAGCTTATGGCGAGGCCGGTGTTCCGCGCATCAAGCTCGTTCCCACGCCTAATGCCGATGGCACCCTGTTCATCCTCGCCAAGAAGCAGTCGCAGATGCGGCAGTTCGGTGAGGCGGTCACCATCTCCAACGATACCAACTTCGAGCTGCGAGGCGTAGAGAACGCTCTAATGGCCTACACCGAAGGCGATCTCCTCGAATACTCTCGGCAGTACGGTAAAGCCCAAGCCAAGTTCCAAGAAGGAGCCGCTCAGGTCTCCATCATGAAAGACATGGAACGCGGCCAACAACAGCAAATCAGCCGCATCATCCCAGATAGCTTGTACGATTACACGTTCCAAGACATCCTGTAATCCGCCATGCCATTCCAATCCTCAGATGCTCTCGATGACCAGATGCTTCTGGATGGAAGCACTGGGTTTTCGACCGGCGTAATTTCAGCCACTCGTCCCGATGGCATTCCTGCAACCAGCATGGAATCGGCCATCAACATGGACTATGACGACTTCGGTAATCTCGTCACCCGTCTAGGAGCCGTTTCACTGGCAGGCAACAGCATCACCGCCAACTGGGAAGACGTCATCACCAACTGGGAGTCAACGACTTCCAACTTTGGCAGTAACCTTCCAATCAACGCGACGGTATTGTCCGGTTTCTACTTCGACACAGCCGCATCTGAACGCCTCGTCATCGCTGTTAATGACCTTAGCACCTCCACCAAGAGCCTCTACTACGGGTCACCCGGCGTTTCCTACAACCTGATTTCGGGTTCAACGCTCAACGCTTCCGCTTCCTACGTCTATTTTGCTCAATTAAATGACAAATTGTTTTATTCGGACGGTCTCGGAACGCTGAAGTACGTCTCAAGCGCGAACCTCGACAGCTCCACCACAGCCGGCAAAATCAGCCGCATCGATGTCATCAATCAGGGATCGAATCACGGCTCCATTCCAACGATAACCGTTGCAGCCCCTCCCAGCGGCGGCATCACGGCTACGGCAACCGCTGTTGTTGCCAACGATGGTAATCTCGTATTCATAACGATCACCAATCCTGGAAGCGGCTATACGACCGCTCCAGCGATTACTATTTCTCCTGCCGCCTCGTCTCACGCCAAAGCCTTTGTATCGCTCACGCCTCCTGCCAAGCCGATCTATCTAACCACCCATACCAATCGGTTGTTCGCAGTTTCCGCGGATACATCCATCCAACCCGATACCCTCTACTTCTCGGATATCCTCGATGGCGAATCCTGGGATCCTCTCGGGTCTCTTCGGATCGGTGGCGATGGCGATCCCATCAAGGGACTCTACTCTTGGTTCGGTTATCAACTCATCGTCTTCAAGGAACGCTCTATTTGGAGCGTAAATGCCGATCCTACGCAGGATGCTGCCGATTGGACCATATCACTCATCAGCGGCAATATCGGCTGCTCATCGCACCGGTCCATCACCGCGGTTGGTCCTGACGTATTCTTCTTCTCCCGCGACGGCATCCGATCTCTCCAGCAGATCCAAGCCGGTACCCAGACTAGCGTAGGTCTCGCGCTCTCCAGCCCGATCAATGACCTCATCAGTCGCATCGACAAGACCAAGCTCGACCTCTGCGACGGTGTATTCTGGAACAACCGCTATCTGTTGGCGGTTCCGTTCGTTGCCGAGGAACCAGCGATCCTCGGAATCGAAAGCGAGTACGCGCTCCTGACCGAGAACAGCCTCGATATCGCCCTCGAAGGTGCGCTCAACGAGAACAACGCGGTCATCGTATACCACTCACTGGCCCGCTCTTGGCTTGGTTACTGGGACAACTGGATCGTAAACGACTTCATTCCAACCTCGTTCTCAACATTTGGACCCGTCCTCATGTTTGCCGGCGATATCATCTCGGTGTCAGCGGGAGCGGGCCAGGTCTGGTCATTCAACGATTACCTCCCGAACAGCCGGTTGTCGCCGGTCTCAAGCTCCGCGTACACCGATGGCGGTGCGAATTACGAATCCACGGTGATCACCAAGGCTTACAACCTCAACGAACCCATCCCCGACAAGATTGGGTACAGCGTTCAGTTCGCCTTCGATAACCCGTACACTACCGCCACCACGACCGCCGCAGTGTCGTTGGCCAAAGATATGTCGGACACATTCGTGACTCTCGATTCCGCGCTGGCGATTACCTCAAGCCAGAAGTTCCTGAAGGCTTACAACCTGATCAGCCAAGGCCGCTGGAATACTTTGCAATTCAAGGTAACCGCAGACGCTGGTCGCTTGTCTCTGCAATCCACCATTCTCTCCGGATTCGTCGATTCGGTCAGACCCCAGCAATGAACGCATTCCCGAGAGTACGAATGATACAAACGCTTGAGCAAGAGTCTCAAGCTCTTCAAGCTGCGCGGGCAAACAACGACTCGATCATTCACCCAACCCATGTGGTTGAAAGAGATGGCGAGATCATTGGTGCGTCATCTTTTGGAAGGGTGCCTGTCCTGCTTCTTTGGAATCACACCGAAAAAGTGTCGGCCAGAGACAGCATGCACCTCAAACGGGTTTATGACTCTATTATGGAGACAAAAGGGTTTCCTAAGTATTTCATAGCTTGCAATGAGAATAGTCCATACAACTCATATATGAAGAAGTTTGGATATAATCCCATTTGGAAAACCGAGATTTTTGAAGGAGGAGTATGAATATAGATTTTAATACATCAAGGGTTCTGGCTCACAGCGTAATGCTGTTTGCCAAAGATGACTGGGCTAAAGATTACTCCTGCATTCCTTGGGGTCAGCCGCAAATGTGCGGCCCAAGTTACAAACCGCCGGACCTTGCTGCCTCTACTGCCGAAGCGATAAAAGCTCAGGCCGAGCAATATCCTTTTATTCGGGCATTAGAACAAGCCGCTAGATCTGGCACTGAAATTAAATACGGTCCAGAAGGTGCCAAAAGAACATACGATTTTACAGGCATTGGTGATGTTGATATCACCAAGCAAACAGCTCTTGCTTTATCCAAGCTCGCAGATCCTTTAGCTAAAGAACAACTTGGTGTTGCAAGGCTGTATGGAACGCAGTTTGCCCAACAGCGTCGAAACGAGCTGGAGGCTCTTGATCCTCGGAAGTTCGATCTCTACGAACAGTTCCTCAGCGATGTTAAGGGGGATGCCGCCGCTCCGGATACTCGGATAGATTCTCCCACCTACGAGAGGGTTGGAATGCCTGGTGCCCAACAGGATACCGGGGCTTCTCAGTTGATTCGTAGCGAGCTTGAGCGTCAGATCCAGCAGGGTCTTTCTCAGGTTGGTACTCTGGATCCAAGCATGGAGCGACGGGTCCAACAGGCTGCTCGCGCTCGCGGTAGTTCCATTGGCAATGTTCTTGGCAATCCTTCGGCTCTTCGTGAGTCGCTTGCAATTCAAGACGCTCTTGGTAACGCCAATTCTCAACGCTGGAACGCTGCAATGGGCTTGCTTCAGAGCGGTCAAAGCACGAGCGATACCGCCAATCGGAACGCTCAGGAAGCCTTCCAGAACATCCTCGCGGCCACCGGCCAGCGGAACACCGCGGCGCAACAGAGCTTTGCAGGCCAGATGGCTTCGCAACAGCAGATGTTGTCCGGTCGCCAGCAGAACATTGCAAACGTCCAGTCCGCCCTAGGACTCCAACCGGTCTCATCCCAAGCTGCCCAGCTAGGTGGTCTTCAGCAGGGTGCCTCTCCGTTTATGACTCCTCAGTTAATTCAGGGTGCTCAGATGTCTAGCCCTGGAGACCTGATGAAGATGGGTAGTAACTTTGCGCTCACAAACGCTCAGAACCAATACACATCCGATCAAGCCAATTCCTTCATGAATCAGTTCAAAGGGTATGCTGGTGCGATCGGAAACCTTGGATCATCCTACGCGGGTTTCGGGCTTGGCGGATGCTTTGTCGCTCGTGAGTGTATCCCCGATCAGTGGGAGGCGTTCTACTTCTGGAAGGAACTCGTTGGACCCAAGTGGTTCAAGAGCTTCTACGACAGTAACGCCGAGAAGTTCGCGAAGTGGCTCAAGAACAAGCCGAAGGTCAAGAAGCTTGTGGCCAACTGGATGATAGCTCGAATCAACAGCATAATCCCCAAAAACTGATATATGGCTGACGCAATCGATAATCTGGCTCAAGACCTGAATCAGGCCAATGCCGTAGATGAGTTCCCGGGATATCCCGGATACAAGATGGGAGATTTAGTCCCCAATATGGCAGGAGTCAGGGTTGGTGATTTGTTTTACGGTTTAGATCCGTATGGACAAGAAGCTCCATACAACTGGAGGACGGGAGGTTTTGAATATCAGGCTGCTCCTTCAGACGTAGGTTTTGGAAACATCGATTACAACATCCGAGATCAACCTGTTGATCGAATCAACATTGGGAATACGGATGAGCAGGATGCGCTTATAAGAACAGGAATCGGAACCCCGCTGGACCCAGTAACTCAACAGAGATATAATACAACTGGAACCACACCTTCTCCTGTAGGTGGAGTTGATTATCTGACGCCAAAGCAGATTGAGGATCTTACGGCAGGCCAAACACCTTCTGTTCCTCAAGGTGTTGTGACTCGTGGAGAAACTGTTAAAATCCCGGGAAGAACGATTCCGGATTATATACCTATCGGGCAAATGGAGAATGGAGATGTTCTCTATGCTGACAGAAACAATATTAGGGATACAATTATACGCCCAAGTGCGTATTCAGTATCTCAAGAAGATTTGGATAAAGGAGTTGTACCTCAGAAGTTTAATTTTGGAGTCAACACCGCGCCTTCAACTTCTCAAGTAACACCAACACCAGTTGAATCATATCAATCTGTTGGAGCGGATGAACCTACAACTACTAGCGTAGGTGGGTTTGATAACACTGGAGGAGATGTAACGGTTGGCCCTGGTGGTGTTAAAGACATAACTCCTGACTGGAAAGAAG